GTGTTGTTTCTTGTGATGTTTATAACACAAAACAACTCCACTTACTTTACTATAAATATGATAATCTACTATTTTTCGTTATTTTACCCTTTAATTCATCATAATTAAAATTGTCCTGATTAACTCTAATAAAATTACATTTCAATTTTTTTTCAATTATTTGTTGTCTCTCTATGTCTTTTGATTTCAATTTACCATTTTCATAATGTGCTGGTTCATCCCATTCTATTACCATATTGTGAATGGGTTCATAATAATCTACAAAATAACCACTTATTTCTTTTTCCCCACCATTCATTGCATGATGACCATTTAAATTTAATTCATTATTTAATTTATCAAAAATTTTACAGGCATTTCTATTAAAATTTACAAATTGATTTGGAACAAACTCTGTTAATCTTTTTATTGCACCTCTTCTATAATTTTCAATAGACTCCGATGATAAATTTTCTTTCAAATGTGATTTTGCCATTCTACGTTTGGTTTCTTCCGAATGGTTTATTACTTGTTTTTTCCTTGCAACTCTTAATTTTTTAATAGTATTTTTCGTAAAAAATAGTTTTGGATTGTTTCCTAATTTACTACACGATCTACAATTTCTATTATGAGTTATTGCATCATTATATGCTGACCTATTATTATATTCTATTAAACATTTACAACTTGGACAATTTCTATTAAAATTTGTAGTATATTCATATTTTAATTGACAACAACTCTTGCAATTTCTATCATTTTTAATAGAATTGTTTAAAGCATATTTATTATTATATAACATTTCCTTATTACATGAAGGACAATTTTTACAATATTTTTTCATAACCACTTAAAGTAATACTTTAATTAAAATTGGAGTATAGCGTAATCATAGCGAAGTGTTATTGCAATATCTACTGGATCGGTTCCTGAACCCCAATCTAAATCATTAAAGTTTGCTGACTGAATCCATGCTCCTTTAAGTGTCCATTCTTCAACTTTATCACCAACTGGACCTAACACATTAATTGTAATATCTTTTTTATAAAAATCTGAATATCCATCTCTACCTGTTACTGATTCGTGTGATAGCCTAACCCATTCCATAACTGCTTGTGCTCCACTCGGAACAACTGGGTCGTATAGAGTAACTTCTAAAGTTTCCCAAGTTCCTTTACCTTTTACAAATCTTTTTACATTAATATGATTAAGTTCAATTTCTTCAAATGTAATAGTTGGTCTACCTGTAGTTTTAATAAGATATGCAGGAATACCTTCAATGTACATGATGTACCGATTTTTCGTTTTCGGTTCAAACGGTGTGAACATAATTTCTGAAGGATCTAATAAGTCTGGCATCTGTATTCTCCAATTTAAATTTATTTCTAACTCTACATATAAATATCATAAAAACAAAAAATATTCATTTTAACTTTTTAGTATTTCTTCTAAGTTTTTTAGAAGTTTTTTATTTCTACTCATTAATAAATATATTGTAGCAATAAAAAACCTCTCATTTCTAAGAGGCTTTTTATTAATAAGATTTCCTTACGCGTACTTACGATGGGAAAGCTGCTCCTGTAGGTAAGACAACGAAATCAAGTACAATGAATTCTGCTGTACGAGTTGGTTGAATAAAAATTTGACCAACTAATTGATTTCTATCTATCACATCAGGTGTATTATTTGAATCATCCATCACAACTTTAAATGCTGACAATCCAGAATTTTGTTGTACCGACTCTAAGAACGGATTAACAATATTCAAGAAACGAGCTCTTGTTGCTGAATTATTTTGTTCAAACAATAAGTACCTTGAACTTGAAGCAATAAACTTCTTAAGTTTAATTAACAATCTACGAACATTTACACGATCAAGTGCTGATGGTCTTGCTTGGAGTGTTTTCTGTCCCCAAACGACCACACCTTGGCCTGGAAATGAAGCTATAGGATTGATTCTTTCCTCATACAAACTATCTCTTTCTAAATGAGTAAGTCTTGTTTCAGCTTCTAGTACAGTAGTCAATCCACCACGATTCAAACCTGCTGGTGCGAACCATTCATGTGCTACTTGGTCGGTATATGCAATTACACCTGGAAGTACCACTGAAGGTGGAACCCAAACTGGAAGTGAAGTAATTCTATCAACAATCTTTACCCAAGGGTAATAAGTAGCAGTATAGTTAGTATCCATAGTTTCTACTCTACTAATTGCAGTTGCTATAGAATCTCCCTTCTTCGAGGAATCTACTATGTAAAAACAATCACCACGATTTTCACAAACCGAAATAGCATCAAATGACACTTTACTATGTAAACCATGAATAATACCTGGAGTTATAATCATATTAACATCAAACTCATCTGGATTACTTATAGCTCCAAGTGCACGTTTATATGCTACTGAACCACTAGTCTTAGCTCCACTACAATCAAATCCCATTACATTAGTAGTTGTGATATCTGCTCCAGTCAACTTAGATTCTGCTGGATTATCACCATCATATCCACCCTGAAATGGAACTGAGAATTGTCTCTGTGATGTATCAGAATTTTTAAGAGTAATTTTTGTAGTAGCATTACATGCTTTATCTTCATGCCCATACATATCCCCTAAACTGAAATCTGCATTACTTCCAGTATGAAATCCATTAGTTGGACCTAAATACAATCTATTATCAAGATCTTCAAGATCAATACCATAAAATATAGACGAATCATATGCGTCATTAGTATTAGATTGATTATCTACAAAAGATGCAGTTGGAATTTTAGCTGCATGAGTTTCAGTTGAAGATAATGGTGTTTGTATAGCTTTATGTCCCCAAGGAACTGTTTCCTTTGGATAACTACCTTCATTAATTGGACCGTAAGAATTTGGATCAACATAGATATGTTTAGATCTGTTTGGCCAATCACCATGATGATATATTTTACCATTAATTGTACCACCACTACCATCACCAATAGTTGCATATCTATCACCAATTACTCTTGCAAAATAATTTTGATGAGTTGGATCAAAATTCAAATTATCCCAATTTTCGATAAGGTTTCCAAAATTAATACCATATTCAGCACTATATACTCCTAAAGTAAATGTACCATATCCTTCTGGATCGGCTACTTTTGCAGGATCTTTAATGTTACTAATACCAACAAAGTATTTGTTATTCACATATAATCCATGTGATCTAGTTTTTACTTTAAACAAATCTAAAGGTTCAGCTCCTTCAGATACTATCACTGGAGTTTCAGCTTCTGAATACGGAGTATCAAAATCTAAAGTTCCATGATAAAGTGATCCTGTCGTCAAGTTATGAGCTTTTTGTTCTTGTGCAAAGTTCTTATACAAATAAACTGGCATCACTGCTGCTGCCTTTCCTTTTTCAGCTTGAGCATTAGATCCAAAAACTTTTCCAATGTAATCTTCAGCATCTTGATCATCTAATTGAAAAGACCAAGTTGATACAGCAACACCCTTTTCTGATAAATTACTACCACTTATGATAATTGTTCTATCATCTGATCCTGATGAAGTAAGTATACTCTTAGATAAATCTATCGTACCATCTGAGCCACCCTTAGAAGGTGCAAGTACTGCAGATATGTAATCCACTACAGATGCTGCATCCACTCCATTTGCAAATGTTACAGATGTTGTATCGGTAAAATTCTCTGTAAGGAGAGTATTACCAGCACTTCCAGCTGCAATTTGATGAAATGTAACTACACCAGACCCATCATGTGAAGCTGATATAGCCAAACCACCAGAACCATCTCCAACTTTTACTGCTAGATTAGCACCTGAATCATCTGCAACTTGACCATCTGCAGACCCAGTTTCAAAGTAAAAGGTGGTAGTAGTATCATCTGTGATTGGATTAGATTCATCTGCCATAAATACATATGTTGTTCCATTTGAATCAATCAATGTACATGATTCTCCATGTGAAGCCGTACCAAAAGTAATTGAGCCTGTAGCTACAGATTCATTCACTATACCCCTTTGTTCTCTAATTGCAATATAATCTGATGTGTACCCTGTAAGGTCAAGTACACGTACAACCGTTACAGAACCTGCACTACGCAAGTACTGTTCTACCGTATAAGGTGTATAATATCGTTT